TTGACCATTGGCATCAGTTGTAATTGAGAAGGTTCTACCTGTACCAGATCCACTTTGGTTTGATGTAGTAGCTACAGCTTTTAATGCTTGGTTAGCTTGCCAAGCAGTTACAGTAGGAGTAGAGTCCGCAACTAAGTCCTCACTTGTTAACTTAACTCTCCTGTCTAGTCTTATACCTATTTTATCATCTTCAACTGCGGTTGCACTATCCACTGACAAGTTAAGTTTCTCTAGGTACACTTTATCATTAGCTCCATCACCTCGTCTAAATAGTATAAAGGCAACAGAACCAACAAAGGCAACATCTATTACATCTGCATCAAATGTCCATTTAGACCAAGAAGACTGTAACTTCTCTTTATCATTATAGTAGTACTTATAGACAGTAACCTCTTTCCTATTAGTGTCAGATAACACAATCAGAACTTCTTCATTAGAGGATACAGCAAGTTTCTTAACAACCCCATCAACATACTCAGGTACATGAGCAGAAATCTCATTAGCATCGTTAGTTTCAGAAGCTACATCAATGAAGTATTCTCGGATACCTGAGTATGCCCCACGTTGAAATGGAAAGAAGATCGTTTTACCAGCCGCAACAGGCTTTGCATCCGTAGAGGTCTCAAAGTTCGTTGCAACGTCAACAGTTACTGAGGTAGGGGTAAGGAACTGGTCAGAAGAAAGTTTGAACTGCTGGAGATCTGAGAACAATATGAGGCTTTCTTGGAATGGTATAGCAGATTTAAGTATAGCCACTTGGTTGTTACTAACTGCCACATCAATAACTGCTGTGTCTAATACGGATAGTACAGTAGTGTGGAAGAAGTTAAAGTAAGACCCAACCTCAGACAGTATCACGTTCTCATCCGAAACAAAGCCTAATCTATTTCTATGGAAGAATATATCATTAATTGTGTATAAAGCGGTACCTGTGTAGTTTGCAAACGATGGAAATGGGTTTGTATTGGTATCCCCTTTCTCTCGTGTTCCCCACTCCACAGTTTCAAGTACAAAGTATATTGAGTCTGCCACGCCATTTACTGTACCAAAGTTCTTATAAAGCTGAACTGGCATAGTAGTACTCTTTATAGTTGTTCTAGCGTTCAACAGTAATGCACTATTATTATGTTTACCAGAAGAATCAGGTACCCCACCCGGATACACAGGTTGAGCAGTTTCTTTCCATACACCATCCATCCACTTCACAAAGTAGTCATCCTGACCACTAGATCGGTCGCCAGAAACTTTCGCAACAAATCCAGAGGGAACCTTAGAACCCGGTAAGTAACCAAACTGTGCAACCTCATCGTGTCCATTGATAGCCCTCATGTATGAGTCACCTTTACCATCTGTTACTTCTACTGTGAAGGGGTACTTACTATTTGAGATATGAATAATACTTTCGCTACCTTCTAAATTATCACCGGAAGCATTCTTAATTTTAAAATTAGGATGTGCACCTGTCTCACCTGAGTCACTAGAAAGACCCCATAGACCCTTAGTAATCATGTGAGTAGTGGTATCTGTTCCATTAGTTTGGGAAGAAGAATTAGTACCTTTACCTACGACACCCATGTCACCAGTGTACACAGCATTATCTGAGTATGTAGTACTTCCAGAGGATGAGTTGTCATAAATAGTTTGTCCACCATCAACATTTACTGTGGCTGCTACGTTTGTTCCCGGTGTAGGTAAATCTACCTTCACCACTTTAGACCTTTCACCAGCCCAAAATAAATTATAAGCAATATTTGATACAACAACTGCTTGTGAATTGTTTATGGATTCATTATTACCCGCATCTCCATGTCCAGCTTGAGACTGAACTTTGTTATCAGGAGTTCTAAATGTGAACTCAAATGTGTGTCTTAAATTTGTGTATACTCCACTTGAGTTTGTAGATTGATCCATTACTCCATCTGAATCAACCCCCCATTCTTTAATGGTTATCTTATAGTCAGCACCATAGTCTCCCACTTTAAAATAAACAAGTGATTCATAATCTCTATCTTCTGTAAGCGTTGCTCTATCACCATCCTGTTCTACTACTTTAGTTTTATTAAGTAAGAATGTGAAGTCGGCAATAGTTGTGGCTGAGAGTTTATTAGGTTTAAACACCTCATTAGATCCAAAGTTACTTAGGTACGTTTGGACATCGGTAAATGAATTCATAGAACTTGATCCAGTTATATCAGAGGATGTAACCGCATTTCTAATAAATACCTCCTCACCTGCTGTACCTGTTGCATAACCTGTTAGATCAATTAACTTTATTTCAGTATCAACAGTAGAAGTAGCACCATTTGTTCCGTTAGTAGAACCACCTTTAACAATCATAGCATAAGCTTCATCCTCAGATCTTCTAATGGTGTGGATAAACACATCATCACTATCATTAGATGTTACACCTGCTATCTCAGAGATGTGCTCAGTACAAGGTCTTTTCTCTAATCCTCTTGCAATGTGGGATAGTCCGTTTACCTGTGTTTCACCTTGTGTTGGCAACCTTAGTGTCGCAGGTTGTTGTGAAACCCCATTAATTAAACTTGGGATTGTTCCTGATATTAGTGGCATTATTCCTTATGATAAAAGTGCAGTTCCATTATCTCTCTCTACTACTCTGTAAACATCGTAAGTATCGAATATAGTATAGTCTCCTACATTAGATTCATATTCTAATAGTTCAGACCACGCTTGTCCTTCGTCCTCTTGAAAGAACCTATGTAACTCACCTGATCCCACAACTCTGTCGTGAAATACACGAGCAGACCTGATTGCAATGAATCTTCGTGCGGCCTCTGGTAGATCTTCAAATGTAAAATACGTTACAGTATTTACTGTTACATTATCTGTAAAAATATGGGTGTTATTTTGTCTGTCATATAACTTATTTGCTCGTTCAATAATATCTTTTTGGCTACTTCGTACTGTAGAAGTAGTGTCTATCCGTAATATATTTCCACCTAATCCTATCTCTCCAGTACCAGTTTTAGGTTTCATTATTACATCAAAGTCTGTATTAAAAGTCCAACCCTTAGATTGAACTGCTCTTGATGTATTAGTTAAGATGTCTCGTGCAATAGCAGCATCAGAACGACCAGCTAAATTGGTTAAGTCATTAACTTTGTACTCACCAATAGTCATCAGCATTAGATTTACTGCCTCTAACTCAGACATTCTTTTTAAGTCTGCCATTTTATTTCCTTGTAAAAAAAAGGGAGTACCTTATAACAAAGTACTCCCTAAGAGTTATCAGCGTTTAGCTGAATTGATGTATTGACACAGCAGCCGCAGGTCTCAACACGTTGTGACCCATTGCATACTTAGATACAATTAACGTACCCTGACGGTTGATTTGATACTCAGATTCAACTGAGAGATCCATCAACTTACAGGTAGCAACTGCATCTTGAGTCATAACAAGTGCACGAGCTTCCATTGCAACATTAGAAATGTACTGGTTAGCACCAGAAGCCCAATCCAATGTAGATGCTCCTGCTGGAACAGCGTACTGACTTGCACGACCAGAACCAATATCATCTGCTAGTGGTACTGGTGCTACTTTTGCTCCATCTTTATGACCAGATGGGCGGGCAGCAACTAGTGCAGCGTTAGAAGATGCTTGTGTCCACAGGTTCGATACCCATGTAGATCCAGAACTATAGTAACCAAGATGATTAGTTACATAGATCGGCATACCAAGAATTTGTGGTACTTGACCTCCAGCTATGGAACCACCACCTCCAACATCTCTGTTGAAGATTGCGAAGTCAACCATATCTGTAGCATCTGAGACTTTAAACAAGTCGTAGTACATGTCTGTCGGCATAACAACAAACGGATCACCCGGAATATTATAGTTATCAAAGATGCGTCTTGCATCCATAATAGCTTGAACAATGTCCTTTGGTTTACGTATGTCAGCCGCAGCATCTCCACACACAACATTTGGTGTAAAGTCCTCATCATCAAACGCTGAGTAGTCTTGAATCATACCTGCTGTCGCAGCAATCGTTGCATTCTCACACAAAGATGCTTTAACTGCAAGTCTCAAGATATTCTCATCAGCAACTTTTGATAGTCCATAACCCGCTTCTTGAGTGTAGATGCTTCTGATGTCATAATGTCGCATAGCATCATCAATATTAGGGATGAACTGTGCATTAATTAAGAGATCGTCTACTGCAACAATACGCTCACCTTGTTTGGCAGCAGTTGGAGTTATCTCATTACCCGGTGTGTGATAAGCCGCATCACGGTACTTACCTGTCATCGGGAATTGTGCTGATTTACCTTTTGAAATCGTGCGGACACGATGTAAGGGCATCATTATGTTCTTGGAAGTAAATGCTGTTAGTACCTCTCCTGCGTACAACTTGAGAAATAGTTCCCTAGATGCACCAGTTCTTGAGGTATCAGCATTAACTAAGCCAGAACGATGGATGCCACCTTCTATGTCATTTGATATAGAAGAATAATTTGTAGCCATTTTGTTTTTCCTTAGATTAAGGGTTATTGATTAATAACTCGGAAATCTAGGTCTCACAAAGTTCAGTACAGAGTTGTCCCACGCATGAGGCTAAGTCTTACTTTTCGATTCGTCCTTTGTTTCTTTGTTAGAGCACGGTTGAATTACTCAACCTTTGTACAACCTTTGCTCTATAAGCAGGGTCGCTTGCATACTTCGGATCGCTCATTGCCGAAGTAAGTTGTGCTAGTGATTCGTAACGAGGAGCTATGTCCTGTCCGATTTCACCAGACAATAGTGCTGGAGGTACACCCTCCGAATTCTGGTAGCGAGCATATAGTCCTGCAACTGCGAAGTGAGTGTTAGCATCTAAGTTTTCTAACTGCTTATTAAATGCCTCTACTTCCCAAGGTTGTAGGTTACTATCAGCCCACTCTAACATTTCATTGTAGTTCTGTTCTCCACCAACATTAGAATGTACTGTATCTATAGTTTGATCTCTAAGTGCTTCTTGACCTGAGATCCACGTACTAGCTACGTCTTCACTAATACCTGCTTCTGATAAAGCATCAAGAGCCTCCTTAGATAGAGTCCCTGTGCTATTGTACTCCTCTTGGAATGCTGAAAAATCTAATCCTTTATCATCAAGTAGTTGGTGTACTTGGGATGGGGTAGTCTCCTGTATCGCAGGTACTTCCTCATCTTGGAACCGTTGTTGTTCCATTTGTCGTTCCATATCCTCTGAACTAGCGTGGAACTGTTGTTCTAAGCTCTTGTATGCTTGTGCTAGTTCTTCAGCAGAGTTGAATTTCTCTGGAAGCCACTCAGGTCTTAAGTCTTCTCTTGTATATAGTTCTTCTTCACCATCAAAAGTTTGAATAGGCTCTTCTACTTTAGCCAGCATCTCATGAACATGTGAAGGGTCTCCTACTGGGTTAACACCTTCTCCTTGGTACGTTTGTATATCTTCCATTTTAGTCTTTCCTTCTTAATGTGTGTTGTTATGCTTGACCAGCCATAGCCTGTTGCATCTGCTCCATCATCTCAGGGTTCTGAGCCATTTGATCGCTCATACCTTTAGCTATTGCTGGAGTTGCACCTTTAACAACATCACCCATCATTTGAGCTTCTTGTTGTTCTTGCATTTCTGCTTTTTGGGCTTGCTGTGCTTCAGCTTGCTCTTGTTGAATCTGTTCATCAGTCTTAATTAAACCACCTGTGTCAATACCAAGAGATGCACCTAATCTATCCATGTAGTCATCAATGTTTAGTTTCTGTGCAATTACTTCTGGCCCTAAAGGGGCTAAGTATTCTAGGAATTGTGATAGTTTGTTAAGATCTTGACCCCGACCTAATGCTTCCATACCAGTGACAATCTTTGGTTTCACTTTGTCTTTAGGAAACTTAGGCATCTTCTTACTCTTAACC